TCCTGCACCGTCACTTGATCCCGCAGTCTCGCGAGCGATTCATCCCGCAGTGTGCATGCCTCCTGGACGGTATCGACCAGTGCCCTGCGCGCCTCCATGTGCTCGAGTCTGTCTCGCTTCTCCGTCCACAGCGCGTGCAACCAGATCGCAATGACGATGAGAACAGTGAACCCGTCGACGATGTAATGAAATGACATGATGATCTCCTAGTTAGTAACGACGTTGCTGGAAGTGCGGCGCCGTCGCCGCGGTTTGGGAATCAAGTGATATGCCTCGCGCAGATAGCTGAACTTCAAGTTCAGTTCTTTAGGTGGCAGTCGCCACTCTCTGATAACCCTCGCGCGACCGTATACCCCGTACTCGATGATGCGCGCCCACTGCGGCACGAACAAGTTCTTGCGCTGAGCCTGGACATAGATCCGATGCGACGAGGCGTTGCGGAACATCTTACCCTCTCGTGCATTCGCCATGTCCTGCCGGCACATCTCGAGCGCCTTCTTGCGCGGGCGTATGAGTACGTCGCGCCGCTCGCAGAGCAGGTATGGTCCGATGCCTGCCTGGAAGCAGTACATCTTGAGGTCGGTGCGCAGTCCCATGTCCTTAGGCAGCCAGGTGGGCAGCGGCGGCGGAATAGTTACAACCCTTTGTAAGCGGCTCACCGCGTCGTCGCCGTTCACCGTGCCCTGATACTCGCTCGACGGCTGCTGGTCCCAGGCTGGCACGACGGGGCGCTTGGGACGCACGCGCGGCCGCGGCGGCGGTTCTGGCAGTCTGGTCAGTTCGTTAGGAACGGGATCGGGGCAGTTGCCCCAGGTTTGAATCACCTGGCCGTGTTGAGTCGTTGCTCGCGCCCAGGTCGGCTGGAAGTATTTCCAGGATGGAGCTTGGCTAGGAAGGTTTACGTAAATTCCATTAGGTAACTTGTCACCTTTACGAATACGGCTCATGCGCACGTAGCGCCGCTGACGTGCGTTCTTCCAGGACGGACTAGAGATTTCAAATTGGCATAAAAGCTGGCCGTCGATGCCAGCTTCGAGCAGGTAGATGTAGCGAAAAGAGTCGTTCACGATGGCCTCCGAGTGTGTTTTGGGGTTTTACTGCAGAGGAAATCTGCAGTAAAACTCGAAAATTAGGAATTAAATGTGCACGGTGAAGTCGTTGATTTATCATTAAATTGTTTCATGATTCGGTGATTAGATGGCTTTGTTACTGCATAGTTCCGCGAGAATTACACAAACTTTTAAACGAACTACACTGTTAACTACGTAACTTTGGAAAGACCTTAATGAATCTTTGGCATTTAACAATGCTAAAATCCCCCCAAAAAGTTGCCGTATGATGATTAGAAAATGTTTATATTGATATATATAAAAGTAAGTAAGTGCTCCTGCCTGCTAGCAAAATCAACGACTTACAGAAACACAATCGATCAAATTTTCGCGCTGGCGCGCAGTCATGATTAACGCCATGCGAATCAACGAGTTAGTAAAAATGGCGAGCTACGCAATGGTCGGCTGAAAGCCCTCTGCAGTAACTTTCTAAGATTCATAATGAATCTACCGCATTGGAAACGAGAAAAACCCCTGCCAGTTTCCTAGCAGGGGTCGAGCAGTACACGAGACTTACAAAGGCTTTGTAACTAGATCACTTCAGCTTGCGTTTGCCAGGGGGCTTGCGAACCCGCTTGGCTTTGCGCCGCATGCTCGGGACTACCACATGCCACCATTTGATCATGCGGTAGTCGATTCTCACGTCGTCGTGAAACCAACCCCGAAACATTAGTGCGACGCCTCGGCATTCGCCACGCCGTCGAACCCGAAAGACTCCGCAAGGGCTTGCAGCTTCGCGAGCCGCGCCGTGTTCTGCTCGGTCTTCTTGCGCTTGGCTATCGCCGTGTAGTATTGCTGCAACGCGCGTGCGAAACGCTTGTCGTGATTCACGGCTTTAGCCTTGGGCTTAGTGTTGAAAGCCGCGACAGCCGCCGCGACGTTGCCTTCATCCTTCATGAGCCGGCAGAGTTTGACAGCATCGTGGTATGAGCAAGAGCCGTAGGGACTCGCGCGCAGCGCGTCCTGTAACTCAGGCAAATACGCATGCTGGCGAACAAGATTGCGCGCCTCCGACTTGCTCACTTTTTCGCGTGCCGTGCCGTTCCACGCGAGTTTTTCCGCAAGTTTATCGACGATCACACTGACATCGGCAGCCGCCGGAGTCACGGGTAATCCCGCTTCTTTGCATGCGACCGAGAATTTAATCAGCGAAGTCGCCGAGTTTTTCGCGGTTGTCACGCTTTCGGCTAGCGCGGTTACAACCTTTGTAACTACCGTCGCAGCGAGCGTGGAAGTCTGATTCGTAGCAGTTTTGTCAGCCATGTTTGGATACTCCAATGATTGAATGATTAAGAGAGCGGAATGCCCTCATATAACATCTGTGAGGAAAGGGTTCTGGGTTACAAAGGCTTTGTAACAGGGGGCCGGCCCCGACCCCGGTATAGGGCCATGCCGTGGTGGGGTGGGGGCGTCCGCTTTAGGTACGTCGGATTCACCTAACCAAAAAACCATCAATTTAGGTATAATACAAACATGAAGATATATCGTGTGACGACAATGGGCACAAAAAATTACGGACACATCCCTGCGTTGCCTGGTGCGTACATCTTGAGTGAAGGAAACAAGTGCTATGTCGGATCAAGCAAAAACCTACGAGTCAGACTTCGGACACATGCGTCTCGAAAATTTGGAGAATGGGAGATGCGCTTTTTCGTAGATTCTGCGTATCGGCGTCGGGAACAAAAAATCATCGAGGATCTTCTTTGTGAGCCTTCTGTGCAGGTCGTAAATAGATGCAACGCAATTCGGGCGCTAAAAGAGCGGCATCGACGAAGCTCGTTTCGCAGTGTGGTTCTAGCGTCCGGCATCAGCTACGGAACCGCCATCAGTCGAAAAAGAAAAGGGCTAGATCCTTTTGTCAAACCCACCCGGCACCTGCGGATGATCACAATTAAAGGTGTTACCAAACCTATGTCTCAATGGTGCCGCGAAACTGGCATATCAATCGAGTTGGCGCTGGGGCGCATCAAATTGGGGTGGTCGGTGGAAAGAGCGGTAACAGAAAAGAAGAAACGAATTTCTTGACAACACATTTCCGGCCCACCATACTCCGCCCCTACCTATGACAGCCCCCACGTACGAGCCCCTGACACTTCTTGACCGGCACTCTTTCTTCAAGCTGGTACAATCGGAGTGCGCCCGGCCCGATGTCCTAAAGGAATTTCAGATACACCCCACTGGTCACTGGTTTCGGTGCTCGCAGTGGATGATGTTTTCGGACGCAGGCGTGAACCAGACTTCTATTTTCTCAACCTGCGTAAACCCCGCGACTACGTTTCAAAGCCCCCGCATCTATAGGAGATAGATATGACAACGAGTTTTCCGCTCACTGCGACCATCAATGCCGATGATTCGCTCACGATAACCCTGCCTTCAAACATAGCTGCTGCTATCGCCAACGCAGTGGCTCCGGCGCCCACGCCGACTCCCACTCCGACCCCGACGCCTACCCCTACGCCTACCCCGACGCCTACCCCGACGCCCGCGGACTCCGGCATCACCATTGCGGGTGGCCAGTTCCAGTACGGTGGAAAATCGATCAATTCGCAGCTCGCTGGTGTGAACCAACTGCACTACGACAGCGGTTCGGCGAATTACATTCCGCTCACCCCTGCGAGCATCGTGCGTTACTGGTTCGACGGTCAGTCGTATCCGATGGCGGCCCATGTCGCCAACATCAAAAAGTACATCGCCGCCGGCATCGTGGTCGTCGGATGCCAACCCTATGCGTCCTCCGCACTCGGCGGAGCAGCGTCGACCTGCTCGAGCAACAACGCGATCCTGACCGACATCTCCAACTGGTGGGTTGCGAACGCGGCGACACTGGCACCGCTCTTGAATCCCAACGGCATGTTGAACATTGCGAACGAATACAACCCTGGCTCGGCGTTCGTGAGCGAGTACACGCCGGTCATCCAGGCTCTGCGCAAGGCGGGATATACCTGCCCCATCGTGGTCGACTCGGGCGACGGCTGCGGACAGAGTGTGTCGAACCTCGAGAGCTACGCGGTGGCGCTCGCCGCGGTGGATCCGCTCAAGAACACGGCATTCTCCTTGCACGTGTACGGGCAGACGCCGAACGCCGCGACACTGAACGCGAACTTGGCTGCGCTCTCCGCCATTGCGAAGGCCAACCCGACGCTCACGTTCATGGTTGGTGAGTTTGGTCCCGGCAACAACATCGGCCCGTCTCCGACCATGCTTACCCCGCAGCAGGTCATTGCGGGTGCCAAGGCCGTGAACTTCCCGTGGATTGCCTGGGCGTGGGACGACAACGATGAAGCGAACGGCATGTCGAGCCAGAACAGCTTCTCGATGACACTGGCCGGCCCCGGCACCTACACCCCGACCGGTGCGGCGCCCTACGGCCTGACCAACTACGGCACCGAGATCGTCGCTGCCTTGCAGGGGACGAAGCGGGTCTTTTGATGGTCGAGATCATCCTTGGGTTCATACTGCCAGGCCGCCCCTGGCAGTCCTGGGTGTATGCCCGGGTCGTCAAGGTACCTAGAACGCTGTATGGTGTCGTCGTGCGCGTTCTAGGATTTCACGTCGGGATACGGGTGGGGAGAGTGCAGTGATTTACGCGAAGGTCACACTGCAATATGCGGACTTGCAGGCGGACTGCACCATCGAGTCACCGAATCTCGACGATCTGATCCGCACGGTCACTGAAATGTTGCGCGTGAGCGCGACCAACATGGGAGCTGTAGATGAACGGCAAGCAGGCGAAGAAGCTGCGTTGGTACGCTCGCGTCACCGAGTCTATGATGCCGGATCCGGTGGTCAACGAAAAAGGCGTCTCGAGCCTCCTGCTGGTCTATGAGTACCCGCGCACCGCCAAGAGACGCGATGGCTCTTTTCAGCAGGTCGTTAGACGCACTATTCAGTACAACCCACGCACTAGCGGCAAAGGGTTCTACAAGGCTCTCAAGGGCAAGCGTGCTCGAGTTAGAGGAACGGTTCCATTTGTCCGATACATGTGTCAGCAAAGGATCATCCAAATGCTCACCGCAAAGCGTGAGGGAGCAGCTCGTGCCGCTGCCGAAGTTGAGACACACGGAACTCGAGAGTCTTTGGCTTCTGCACTGCGTAGACCGGCACATACAGGAAATGCTGTTTGACAACTCTCCTGTGCAACTGTCGTTCGACTTTGAAGTAGGGGAGAGCGCCTGAAGAAAGATTCGTTGGGAACCATGGGGTTATACGATATTTTTTAGGCGCACTTGCGACACAACTGTTACGGGACTAGACTCCGGGAATGGACCAAGAAATTATCGCACACGACACTTCTGGACCGACCGCGGCGGTTACGTCCGTGGCGTTCGCGACGTTGGAATGGTTGCATGTGCTCGACGTGATCGTTAGCATTCTGGCTGGCCTGGTGGCTATTACTTCTGGCGTCTACGCGATACGGCACTACCGCCGGCTGCGGAGAGAAAGTGGGAAGGCCTAAATCACCGGAAACCGGTGTTCGGATCCATGTCCGAGTGACGAGGCAGCAGTATGTCAAAGTTCAGCGATTGGCTCGTGCGGATGGGTTTAGCATCAGCGAAACCCTCCGTCGCGCCCTCAGCCAATACCTCGAAAAGTACTGCCAGTGATCTGTCTGCGCCCGCGGTGCGGGCCTGGGTCGAGTCGCTTGAAAAGGATGCTGAGAAAGTCGTATCCTTAGCGGAGTCGGTTTTTCACTCCAAGGTAGCCGCCCCCATGCAAGCCAAACAGGTTGTGTTCCACCGGCTCCACAAGTTCGTCGAAGGTGGAGTGGCGTTTACCCCCGCGCAGATCGCTGCTGCGCAGTACAAGATCCTGATCGGCTCGGCGTCTGCCGCGCAGCAGGAGTACGCGGTTCCCGCCAGTGCGCTCACGAGTCTTGCGCCTACCGCTCCCGTCACCGTGCCGTTCAATGCGATTGGGTTTGCACCCGTCCCAGGTGTCACGTACCACGTCTCTGTGGTCTGTGTGCTCGACGGCATTTCCTCCCCCGTCTCCCCGACGGTGACGTTCACAAACTCCCTCACCCCCGCCGCGGTGGATACCGTCTCCGTGAGCTGATGAGTTACTGGGTCCGGGTCCTTAAATTTAAGGACCTGCACGTCTCGCACCAGCTCCACGACGCTCGCGATGCGATGCTGGGAGGACTTCGGGAATTGGGGTACGAAGCGAGTCTCGAGGGTGGCGACACTCAGATTGTCATGGCCGGCCAGCTCGCCACCGCGACATCGGGTATTCCAGACGGTTCCATCGTGTGGAACTTAGAACAAGCGGGTAACTTTCACTTCTCGCCCGAGTACCAGACTTTGATGCGCCGCTGCCGGGTATGGGACTACAACCACCTGAACATGAAACGATTGAAGAAACTATATGGCGTCGACTCCGAGTACGTGCCGATGGGGTACGTTCCCGTGCACGAGAGGCATAACAAAGGCTGGAATTTCGAGTACGACGTCATGTTCATCGGCTCACTGTTTGCGCATCGGCGTGAAACGATTATCGGCAGGTTGCGGGCTGCTGGACTTAACGTATTCGCGAGCAATTCGTGTTATGGTGAATACCGCGACGAGATCCTGCACAAATCGAGGGTGTTTCTAAACATGCACTTCCATGACGAGATGATCATGGAGTCTCTAAGGTTGGCGATTGGCATGGCGAACAAGAAACCGTGCGTGTGCGAGGTCAACCCCGAGACGGGGGTCGACGCTGACTTGCTGCCGGGGGTTCTCGAGGCGGACTACGATGGTTTGGTGGATGCGTGTCTTTTGTTGGCGCGCAACCCCGACGTCGCGGCGAAGTTCGGCGAAAGAGCCTACGAGACGTTCACCGCGCGGCCCATGCGCGAAGTTTTACGGAGAGTTTTATGAATTGGGATTACCCGCGGGTCATGGACGAGATCACGACGGTCGACCGGCTCGTCAAAGGCGACTACCGCGGCATTGCGCGCTACGGCGACGGGGACTTCAACATCATGCGCGGCCAGCGGGACCGATACCACGCGCCATGCCCCAAACTCGCGCGCAACCTTGCCGAGACCCTGCACCGGGGGTCTAACCATGTATTGAATGCCCTGATACCGCCGCCGCTCGGGCCGTCGCAGGAACTCGCGTATCAGCGATGGCTCATGTATTTGGACGCCAACGCGGGGATCATTCCGTTTTTGGCCGACGAAACGTATGGGTCGTCCAACATCTCGAGGATGGACTCTTGTCCGCACTTGCACACCCGGCAGTGGTGGGACCACGTGTCGCAGTTGTGGAACGACCGGGATATCTCACTCGTCTGGGGGACGGAGCGGAGTCTTACGCCGAAAAAGCTGATGGAGTCGCCCAACGCTCCACGCTCGATTAAGGAGATCCCCTGCCTCGAGAAAGACAATTACAAGCAGCTCGACGAGCTTTTCCAGGCAGTGCTCAAGGCGCGCAAGGAACATGTGATACTGTGTTCAGGACTTGTGACACGGCCGTTGGTACACAAACTCGTCGGAGCGGGCCTTTGCGCATACGACATTGGACACTTGGGTCTTTGGTTTCGCGGTGGCGAGCCCATACCGCTGCCCGACTGCCCGCGTTAGGTCCATGCGCCGACCGGCAATGGGGGGCGGCGGGGCCGGGGTCGACCCTCGGCGATGACTCCCGCGGTGTAGTTTCCGGTGGCGCCAAGGGCGGCATACTGAAGGCAGTCCGCCAGATCCGACGCGGGGTGCGACTTCTCCGGATTGTCGTCGAGGTCACCCGTCTTTTTGCGACGGTAACGGTAATCGAATTTGAGCGCACGCACCAGGATTGGGCACTGGGCTCCATCAATCATTATCGCTGGCCCTCCGTCGACGTTACGCAGAAAGAGCTGTTCGACGGCCCGAAGCCGCCCATCTATTTCGTTAGTTGGCGCGGCATAGGCCCGGAACCCCATACGCTTCAACGCATCAAACGGACTCTCCTCGTTGATCTGCGACTTCTGTCTTCCGGCTGGATCGCAAACCATGAATACCGGGGAGCCCGGAAAAAGTCGGGCAAGGGTTGGGCGAAGCAGTGTATGCATAAACTGCTCAAGGCCCATATCTGTCGAGGTCTGCTCAGCCAGGACGAGAAGACGTCCACGTACGTCTACCTGCGTTATCAGAGCTGCAGGCGTGCGGCCGAAGTCCTGGCCAACCATCAAGGGATAACCGTCCGTCAGCTTGAGCGTGCCGCCAGGCACTACGTGCCAGTCGGGCTTGAAGGAAGTGCGAAAGACGGCCTGGCCTGAGAGGGATTTGCCGTACTGACAGCGAACGTGCACGTCGGCCCAGTCTTCCGTGCTCGAGGCGACGAGCGACTGGTAGTAGTTGGGGCGTAAGTTCTCGAGATTTTCGGCATCGGGCGCAAGGCCGCTCGGCTGCTTGTAGATGGTCCATGAAGCAGGTTTGTTGACCTCCATTTTCATGTACCAGGGGGACTCCTCGTCGGGCGGGTTTGACTCCGCGATGAGTCCGTACCAGGCGTTTTTGCTGAGTCCTAGCGGTTTGAAACGTCCGCATCGGCCGATGAGCGGATCCACGATTTCAATGGGCACTTCGCGAAACTCGGAGATCCAAGCACCGGTCAGGTTGAGCGACAGCAGGCGCTTCTGGTCTTGCGGCTCGTCGAGCGGGATCAGCATCCACGAAGACTCTACCGTCGTGCCGTCGGCAAGCGGGAAGTTGAACGACAACGTCGAGTCGGTCACTTTGTAGCGGTAGGCGGCGCTCAGCCATTTTTCGATTTCGGGGAGCACCGTCTGGCGAAGCTGGCTAGACGTGTTGCGAATGACGGCGAACCGAGTCTGGCGCACGCCGTTCGCGTTGGGAAACTCACTGCATGCGCGTCGGATTAGCTCCATTAAATTTGCGGTCGTCTTTCCGGATCCGTACGGCCCCATGAGCAGACGCACTTCTGAAGTGTCGTCGCGCATGAACCGCTGAATAGTTGGCGGAGCGTTATAATTCGCGATTGGCATTCGGGTCCGCCGTGATAGTGATCGGCGTGTCGGTGCCGACGTTGATGTTCAGAGTGAACCCGGCTTGTTTGGGGCCGGCGTCGACGGGGAGTTTGGCGTTGCGGCCGGCTAGGTCCGCCATGGTCCGAACGGCTTCGATGCGCTGACTCGACGGAATGTCGTTCGCTTTGGCAATACCGTAAAGAACCTCTAGGCTGTCCTCGAGCATGACCTCGGCTTTCAGGGTAATCCGTTTGCCGGCGTTGACGTCCCCCTGCCAGGACTTCAGTGCGTCGCGCACCATGCCGCGGAACAGCTTGTTAGAGGAAAGATGCTTCCATTGGTCCGGGGTGAGGTTGAACCGCTGACGGATCGTGTCGGGGCTCGACAGGCCCGTGGCCAGCTCCATGGCAATCGTGGCGCTTAGGTCCCCTACGGAGAGATCGAGCGCGACTACCGAGGTATTGGCTGAGCCAGTCTCGTCGTCCATAATTTGCTTTTCCAAACTTGATCGTGGACACTAGGGTAGATCGTCGCCCGGCATTCCACAAGGCCCCCATGGTCGCCGTAACCCAACCATCGAATGACCAACGCCTCATAAATCCTCTGTCCCAACAGCGGTATGCGAATCTGCGCGACACTCCCGTCATGCCCCGCGGCGGGCCGCCCGGCAATTACAATCCGACATCAGGCAATCCTCAGCAAGTAGGATCGGTTCCAGGTCGCGCGCTGACGCGCATGTTGACCCCCGACCAAGTCGCCGCTCGGGAACAAGCGCAGCAGATGGCCGCGCAGCCTGGCCAGGAATCCGCAGACTGGCAGAACGATCCGTCCGTCCTCGAGATCGCCAAACATGTCCGGTACCGCATGTACGAAATGCGGAACTTCCGTAACATGATGGGTATCGGGCAGCGATTGATCGACTCTTTGCGGACCTACAAAGGCGTCTACGACCCGGCGCGGCTTCGAGATATCAAAGCCTTTGGGGGATCCGACGTGTTCGCGCGAGTGGTTCCCGGCAAATGCCGCGGTGCTACATCGCTGTTACGAGACATCTATCTTGGACCGGAGCGCCCCTGGGACATCCAGCCGACGCCCGAGCCCGAGATCCCCGAAAACATCGAGCAGTCGATCCAGCAATTGGTCGCTGCGGAGATAGCACAATGTCGTCAGCAGTTGCAGTCGATTCTTCAAGCTCAGCAGGCGGCGCAGATGGCCGCCCAGCAGCAGCCTCCGCCGGGAGCGATACCCCCTGGTGCAGGGCCTGCGGTTCCTGGATCCCCGGGTTCTGTGCCGCCTTCGACTCCTCCTGGACCCCCACCACCGCAAGGAGTCCCTCAGCCCCCTCCGGGTGCCGGGTGGTCGGGACCTTTGGCCCCCGAGATAATGACGGGGCAGCAAACCCCGTCGATGCCGACTCAGGACCAAATCGAGGACCGAGTTGCACAATTGCGCGAAGCGGCGCGTAAGGCTGCCAAAAAGAAAGCGGTCAAGGAAGCCGAGGAAGCGGCCGACGAACTCGACGACATCCTTACTCAAGGCATGTTCTACGAGGCTTTGGCTGAGTTTCTGATCGACCTGCCGATTTTCCCGTTTGCGGCTTTGAAAGGCCCGACCGTAAGAATGTGCTCGCAAGTCAAGTGGGTGGACGGCAAACCCGTCCGCCAACAAATCCCCAAGATGTTCTGGAGCCGGGTCAGCCCGTTTGACCTATACTGGACCCCGACCGCACACAACGTGCATGAAGCCGAGTTTGTCGAGCGGCTGCGGCTTACCCGAGCCGATCTGCTCGCCTGCAAAGGCTTGCCGGGGTACAACGATGCAGCCATTAGCGAGTGCCTGGATCGCTTTCATGACCGGGGGTTCCGCGAGTGGTGGGACGTGGTCGACGTTGAAAGAGCACTTCTCGAGAACCGAGAAGCATGGCCCCGCACGTCCTCAAGCCTCATTGACACCGCGGAGTACCATGGGTCGGTATCTGGTAAGACCCTTCTGGAGTGGGGTATGCAGCCGGATCAGATCCCGGATCCGGAGCAGGAGTACCGCGTCACTGCGTGGTTGATCGACCGATTTGTCATAAAGACGCAGCTCGACCCGACGCCGAGCCAGCGCGCTCCGTATTATGTCACTCAGTTTGAAAAGATCCCCGGTACCATGTACGGCTACGGCCTGCCGGATCTTCTCGCCGACATTCAGAGCGTATCCAACGCGGCATATCGCGCGCTCGTGAACAACATGGGGATGGCGTCAGGCCCCCAGGTCGTCATCAATGACAAGGTGCTGGCGCCGGGAGAAGACGACAACCTCTACCCCTGGAAGCGGTGGCACGTCAATTTCGATCCCGCCATGGCCAATTCGGGCTTGGACCCCATCAAGTTCTACCAGCCCGACTCAAGGGCGCAGGAGCTGCAGGGCATCATTGCGAATTTGAATGTAATGGCGGATGATGTTTCCGCAATTCCACGGTACATGACCGGTGGAGCGCAGGCGGGTGGCGCCGGCCGCACGGCCTCGGGATTGTCGATGCTCATGTCGAATGCGGCTAAGACGCTCCAAAATGTCGCGGCAAGCATCGACCGGGACATCTTCAGTCCGTTGCTGAAGCATCTTTACGAGACCATCATGTTGACGATGCCTGGCGTGTTCCGCGGCGACGAGACGGTGGTCGTAAAGGGTGTGAACTACGCGGTCAAGCGCGAGCAGGATCGCACCCGGCAGCTCGAGTTCTTGAACATGACGGGCAACCCCACCGACATGGGCATCATTGGACCCGAAGGTCGTGCCAAGGTTCTGGGTGCGGTGGCTGGTGCGATTGGACTCGACTGGGACGAGATCGTTCCGGACGACGATGCCATGAAGGCCAACCAGGCGCAGCAAGCTCAGCAGGCGGCTCAGGAGCAGCAGACGAAGCAGCTTCAGGCAGCTCAGATGCAGCAGTCGATGGTCCTTGAGCACCAGGAGCACGCGAATTTGTACGCGGCGCAGGCCGGGCTCGGTGTACCATTGCCAGGTACGGCGGGCCAGTCGACCGGAGCGCCTCCCGTGCCGCCGCACAACGGGCCGAATCCTATTGGCGGTCCGCATGTGGGGCAGAAGCCGAATCCGACCCAAGGGCTGACGACGGCCCAGGAACATGGCACGCAGCAGATGTTTCAGCGGCGGCCGAACATGAATCCAGGAGCTTGAAATGCGAAAGAAGCACGACTACGCGCCGAACAACAAAATCGTTGCCGGCCCGCACAGTTTCAGCGAACCGCACCAGCCGTCGGCCGAACCCGCCGGCGGCGGGGCGCAGGGTCCGCAGATGCCGATGTTTTGTAACGGCGGCAAGTACGCGGACGGCGGTGAGACCAAACCCGATATACTGGGTGGAGGTATCCGCGGCAAGCTGGCCGACTACGGTGCTGCGATCAAGCAGACGGCGAGCGACGCGGTCGACAAGCTCACCAGCAAGAACCCCGTGGCATCCGGCAGTTCCGATGCTTCCTACGAAGGCGTGGGCGGCGCAGCTCGCAAGGCGGCGCAGGATGCGGTCATAGATCAGGAGTCTGGCTAATGCGCAAGAGTCACAAAGGCGCCGAGAAACTCGTCAACGAGGTTACTGGCGGCGAGGCTGCCCCCACTTGGGAAGACCGCCTCAAGAACCAGATGGGCTACGGTCAGATGTCTGACCTTGCTCGTAAAGTCCATGGCAAAGGCAACAAGCACGGTGCCGAGGACGCCTACCAACTGCTTTCGGACTTGGGCGTAAAAACCACGACCGAGAACACAGGGCCGGAACTCGCGGAAGACGCGATGCTTCGGCGTGGAAAACCCGTCGTCTAACTTGAGGAGATTTCGATGAGCCAAGATTTGAGCAAAGACCACAACGTGGCCAAGGGCAACGGTAGTAAATCGGGCCAGACCGGCTCGTTTCACCCCGGCAGCCCGACGTCCCAGAAAGGGGACAAGCAGGTATCGGCGCCGAAGCAGGAGTCTGATACTCACGCCGCTCCCGAGAAAACTTCCAAGTTCATCGGTGAGAGTTCCGGCAACAAGGACCGCAGCATCAACCTGTCGAGCGGCTCGGGCGGCGGTGCGGGTGAATCCCATCCGTTTAGCTCGTCCAGTCCGTTCTTGGGCGCGACGAAGGGGAACAAGGATCGCCCCATCGACATCTCGCGTGGCGAAGGTGGCGGTCACGGCGGCCAGTTCGTTGCCGGCCGCGGTCGCAAGAAGTTCACCGGTAATCCGGAGTGAAACCGACTCGAGAGTTGTGTGAGGCGATTCTTCGGATTCGTTCTTACCCATCTTTTGAGTTGTTTTTGAAGGCTATTGATCAAGCCGGTGTTGACGCGATGCTAGAACTTGTGGACGTGCCGCCTGACCGTGTAGGTCGCTTGCAGGGCCGGGCGAAACTGTCTGCCGAGATTCTGGATCTCGTCAACAATGCTGATCAGTACCTGGAAAAGTTCGAGAAACAACCTAGAGGAGAAGACGCCCATGGGCGCTCTACCAGAGTCGATTCGACGGCAAGCGGAGCTTTCTAAACAGCTCTCTGAAAAGATGCGTGCGGGAACTTTGACCGCACAGGATTTGGCGATGACCCCCGAACAAGTTCAGATGCCGGCCGCCAACGCCGCGCCGCCCGTGATGCCTGCCGGGTTTGTCCCGCAGCCCGCCGGCCCCGGAGTTCCCGGACTCGGCACCCCCGGATTCAATCCTCAGCCTGCCGCCCAAGCGACTCCTTCTGCACCGCCCTCGGCCACTCCGGCCGCGCAAGCTCCGGCTCCCACACCACCCGCGCCGAGTCCCGAGGACGCCGCCGCGGCGGAGCATCGGTTCAAGGTCCTGCAGGGCAAGTACAACGCCGAGGTTCCTCGCCTGCACAAGCAGACGAAGGAGCAGGAAGCTCAAATTGCAGCCTTGCAGAATCAGCTCAACGCGACGCAAAGCCTGCTCGCAAGTTTGGGCACTCCCGCACAGCAGCAACAGCAGGAATCTTTGGTAACACCCAAAGAAGTCCAGGAATACGGTGCCGACCTGCTCGACGTGGTACGCCGCG